CCGTCACGTCGGCGTCTGCAATACCGTCATGCGGCGTCAGCAGCAGCGCGTCGGCCTCCGGCCGCGTCAGGCCATACCTGCGGACAGGCAATTGCCATTGATGCGTGTCGCCAGACAGTTGCGCCTGCATCAGCGCAATCTTTTCGGCCATCGGGCTGGGCTTCGTCGGCGAACTGTCCTCGTCTTCCGGGTCGTAGTCCGGGTTTGGAACAGTCTGCGGCAACGTCGCGGCCTTCGCGAAGAACTTCACCAGCGGATGCGTCGGCGCCAGTGCCGCCCCCCTCGTCGGGTCGGCGAACAGGTTGGCGACAATCTTGATTTGCGTGGCCGCCAGCTTCGCGCCCTTTTGCTCGGCGCTTGTGCGAACGCGGTCGATGGACTCGTAGGAGTTGACAAAGCTGCGGAAAATTTCAGCCCACCCGTTCTCAGGGTCGGTCAGCGCATCGCCGATTTGCCTCGCCACTACGTCCAGATAAAACTCGTAGGCGTCGTCCGTCGCCGGAATGCCGGGATAGGCGACAACCTCCTCCGTGTCCGGGTCGCGGTACAGCATCGGCTGCGAAATGCCCGCCTCGAACAGAAACTCTGTCTCGCCGTTTGGCACCAACGCCCGCAAGCCGGATATGTCGCCACTCGCCCGCGCGCCGTCCGTGTAGACCGCGATGAACGGCTTGTCCTCGTCGGTCTTCACATTGCCATCGGCGTCAACGTCGATGGCGCCTATCTGGCTGTCCACCACATTGTCGCCGACAAGCGTGTGCGCCTCGCGCAGCGCCATGACGGCAGCCAGGCGGGCCGCAATACGGTTAAGCGACATCGCGGCTCCTAGGTCTGCGTCAGCGAAAGCACCAGCAGGTTTGAATACCGGTCAGACGACCCGGCGACCGTCCATGCCGGCTTGCCTTCCCGGTCCATGGCGCGCACGACATCGCCCTGCTTCACCAGCGGGCCGTCATATTCATCGCGGGTCAGGAATAACTCGGCCTGCCCAGCCATAAGGCGGCTGCGCATCACGCCGCCGCCAGCCCCGTCACCAACGGCAATGGAATCATCGCCGCCGGTATGCAGGATTGCCCGGCCGGTCCACACGGTACGCGACGTGTCAGTAGCCGCACCCTTCATGGGCGTCAGCCGCACCGTCTCGCCGAACGTGCGTCTTTCCAGACGGTCGACGGCGCGCTCCAGATTTCTCCATGGCATCGCGCCGTCTCCCTTCGTTTACGAGCCGCTGGACGTAATCGCGAACGCGCCGTTGAGGCGGACGAAGCCAGTGCCCGAAGGATTGGCCGCCGTAGCAACGTTTACGCCAATCAGCTTGTTGGTCGACTTCGCGGAAGTCGCTTCGCCGGACGCGACATAAATCGGCAAGCCGACCGTCGCCCAAGCCTGCGCAGACACCTTCTTCAACTCGAAAACGCCAGACGTCTTGATTTCGACCTGTGCGCCGGAAAGCGCGGAATAAGCCG